AAAGGCACGCGCGGGGGTAAATTCGGACGCATCAAAAGTCACTAGGGGGGATGCCTCGTGCTAATATCACACAAATGCCCACATTCCCAACAGATCGTTGCTCAGAGTTTGGCTGCAAAATGCCTTGCGCCCGTGGCAAATCGCTCTGCGAAGGCCATGCACCGAAAAGGAAAATAGACGACAACAGAAAACAGTTCAATAAAATGTATGCCATGATCGCGTGGGACTCTGTTCGCCAGCGCGTGTTATCTCAGAACCCACTTTGCGTTTCCTGTCAATCACTTGGCTTTGTGAATATGGCTTCCCATGTAGACCATCTGTTCGCATGGCGTGCTATTGGCGAACACGCATTCATGCACAATGTTTTTCAGTCGCTTTGCCCTGAATGCCACGGCATCAAATCTGCTTTAGAGAAGAAGGGTATATTTAGACACTATGTTCAACCCGAACCAATTGACTATGAATTGGTCGATTACCAGAGAGTAATAGACGAATATGCGAGCAGCACCACGACAAATTATTGAGTTCATGCGCGACCCAGAGAAATGGGACGAGAAAGCGTTTGAGACATCCATCCGCAATGAGGTGGAGAGCAACACCGGCAACATCACGGCGTCAGATGAGCTTCTGATTGGCTCACTGGTGATGACTGTTGACATGCTGGTGAAGGCTAACTTGCGAGTGCAAGAAGACGGCCCAACCTACGAATTTCATTCCGGCGAAGCTCCCAGCGCCTGGTACAAGATTCGCACTGAGTCCCTCGACAAATCAATCAAGATATTGGCCGAACTGGCGCTGGTCGCCCGTGGACGCCCCAAGAAATCAAATAAGGTAAGTGACGTAGATGAGTTATTCGCCACTGCTTAAGCCAGCTTTTGAATACGCCATTGGCGTAGTCCGTGGGGACATATCGGCCTGCGAGGATGTCAGGCTGGCGTGTCAACGATTCCTCGACATGGTGGAGCGCAAGGACGCACCCTACGAGTTCGTCCCAGCCAAGGCTGAACACATCCTGAAATTTGTCAAGTTCACACGCCATGTGAAGGGCGCAGACGCTGGCAAGGTAATTGAGTTGAGCGGCTTCCAGGTATTGATGCTGGCGGCGATCTACGGCTTCCGCGACAAGCGTGATCACAGCTTCCGGTGGACGACTGACGTTATCCTGTTCGTCCCGCGCAAATCTGGCAAGACCACTTTGGCCTCCATCATTGCGCTCTACGAACTCCAGTTCGGTGACGCTGGCGCTGAAGTCTTCACCCTGGCGACCAACCGGGAACAGGCCACGATTTGCTTTGACTCGTCCAAGGCCATTGTGGAAAACATGAAGACGGAGTTGACCTCCAAATTCGTGGTGTACCGCAATGAACTGAAGAAGGCCGGGGACTCAACCTCGACCTACCGGGCGTTGTCTCGGGACAACAAAAAGACCGGCGACGGAAAGAATCCGTCTTGCGCCATGATTGACGAGGCGGCACAGATCACTGAGCGTTCATCCATCGAGGTGTTGCACTCTGGTATGGGCGCCCGGAAGAACCCGCTGCGGATGTACCTGACCACAGCGTCTTTCACCAAGGAAACCAAGTTCTATGAGGACTTGAGCCACTTCCGCAATATCCTGCGTGGGGCTGCACCGGACAACTACCGCTGGTTTGGCCTGCTGTACAGCATCGACCCAGGCGACGAATGGAGCGACCCGGCGGTGTGGGGCAAGGCCAATCCCATGTTGGGAGTTTCTGTAACCACAGAACACATTGCCCACATGGCGGCAGAGGCGTCTGCCAAGCCCGCCAGCCTGAATGAATTTCTGTGCAAGCAGTTGAACATCTATGTCAGCGCGAACTCTGCATGGGTTGATCGAAGGCACTGGGATGAATCCGTTGCGCCTGAGCCAGCAGACAAGCCTGAAGCCGTCTTCATGGCGTTTGACCTGGCGCACAGCCGAGATTTGAATGCAGTTGCCACGGTGAAGCGGTACGCTGAAGATGACTTCTTTGCCAAGTTCCAGTTCTTCCTGCCGGAGGAATCGCTTTCGTTCATTCCCAACCACTACCGCTCGACCTACATGCAGGCGGTGGAATCCGGCATCCTGAAGCTGACCCAGGGCAACGTGACGGACATGGGTGAGATCGAACAGTACATCAACAACGAGTGTAAAGAGAACGAGGTCAAGGAAATTGGCTTCGACCCCTATAATGCAGCTTCACTGGTTGCAAATCTTTTTGGGAATGCTTTACCCGTAAAAAAGGTGGGTCAGAGTATGTCGGTGCTGTCCAACCCGTCCAAGACCACAGAACAACTGATTCTGAAGAAGGCAATCAAGCACGATGGCAACCCATTCGTGGGCTGGCAGCTTGGCAACTGCGAGGTCTATACTGATGTTAATGGAAACGTCAAGGTTCGCAAGAACGAATCAGACCCATCAGCCAAGGTGGACGGCATCATTACCTTGATTATGGCGATGCACTGCCACTTGGATAATGTCTTTGTGAACGATTCATTTGGCTTTCGGTCGGTTGATTGGTAGAATCGGACAAAACCGGAGAAAAACATGGCTATTTTCGACATTTTCAAGCAAAAAGAAGCGCCAGCGAACGAATCCAATACGCTGTTTGGACAGACCGCGCTGGGAAATAACATCGTTTATCAGGCCGGTAAGACCCATCCAACGGTCAATACCCAAATTCTGTACGTCACCACTTCGTCCACCAATAATGCTGGGCGCCCGGTGGATATGTCGTTGCTCACGCGCAATTCGACCGTCCTGGCGTGCGTTGCCACCAAGGCCCGCGCCATTTCCCAGCTTCCCATTCGTGTGATGGCGGAACTCGACGATGGCACCTACGTGGACGCCTGCAAGAGCGAGAAGGTAGGCAAGCGCGACAAAGCCAAGGCCAAGCAGGTTGCGGCCCTCCTGGCAGAGCCAAACAAGTTCCAGAGCGCCTATGAGTTCTGGTATCAGTGGATCATGTGGTACGAATTGTCTGGTGAGGCATTCACCCTGTGGTGGAGACAGAATCAGGGTAATCCCCTAGAGACTCCGCTTGAGATGTACATGCTCGACAGTACGCTGATTGCGGTGACCATCACCCCAACACGCTACCCCAGCTACCGCCTATCCACTCCCAGCTACGGTTTTAGCCGCGATGAGCCATTGACAGCCCATCAGGTCATGCACGTCAAGGACATGGCTTGGCAGGGCTCTGCTGGCTTCAACAAGGGCATCCTGGCCGCTGAACTGGTTAGCTTGGATCAGGACATCGACCTGTACGCCAACTACGTCATGCAGAACGGCGCCAAACCTTCCGGCATGTTCACCACTGAGCAAGTGATCCCCGATGGCAAGTTCAAGGAGATTGCAGCCCGCCTGAAGGAAGCCTGGTCAAGCATGACCGGCTCACGTCAGTCCGATCCAAGCAAGCCTGGACAAGGAATGCTGCTAGATCAGGGCATGAAGTACACGCCCTTGCAGATGCTGACCTTGCAGGATGCTGACACGGAGAAATTGAAGACGCAAACCATGAAACGGATTTGCGGTTTGTTTGGTGTGCCGCCTGCGCTCATTGGCATTGCTGATCAGAAGTACAACAACACCCAGACAATTCTGGATGAGTTCTACAAGTCCACAATCTACCCAACCACGGTGAACATTCAGCAGAAGTTGAAGATGCAATTGTTCCAGGGATACCCCAACCTGAAAATCGAGTTTGATACACGAGATTTCCTGAAGGGCGCTCCATTGGATCAGATGAACTTTGCTGTTGCTGGTGTGGGTGCTGGTATCATGACCCCCAATGAAGGTCGCCAGTACATGAATATGGCGAACAAAGAAGGTGCAGACGATCTGCTTGATCCTTCCGCGAAATCTGATACTATCCCCGGAACAAGCCCCCAAGACACGGGCGGTGGTGGCGGAAGCCAGGCCAGAAAAATGAATATTGGAAAATAATCATTTTGCAAGATACAATCAAACAATTCTTTGCACGCCAAATGCTGCGTGTTGCAAAGAAAACCATCACAACACATGACATTGACAGAACCAAAGTTGATGGAGTAATCAATGACGCAAAAAAATCTGACGATGCTGTGCGAAGCGCGGCTGGTGGACGAGTCCAAGGGCCAGATCGGCAAAATTGAAGCCACTGTGACCACTTGGGGCGCCCGCGAAGGCGCCGATGGCCGCAAGTTCAATTACAAGCCTGAAGGCTTCATGGATTGGGCTGAGTCGTTTGCCAAAAAAGGCAATCCACTTCCCATGTTTATGAATCACAATGCTGATGCAATGCCTATTGGCGAATGGACATCGTTTGAGATGACTGCCACCGGCATGATTGCTGAGGGTCGCATTTTCACGAATACCGCCGCTGGCAAAGACATCCACACCATCATGAAAGAGTCGCCATCCATGTTTGGAGGTGTTTCTGTTGGTGCGTATGCTGAAGACTACCAAATGGTCAACGCCAATGGCGAACCAGATCAATCTGACGAAGCATATTTCCAGATCACCAAAGGTGGACTGCGCGAAGTATCCGTGGTGATGTATCCCAACAACCCAGAAGCAAGTGTCAGCAAGTTGGAGTATTTCCGGCCTGATGGCTCTGCCGATCTGAAGGTTTTTGAACAGGCTCTGCGGGATGCAGGACTTGACAAAAAAGATGCGAAATTAGCCGCGTCTGTAATCAAAGGCATCGTGGAGAAACGTGATGTGACTCCTGTTGCCGTTGAAACCGAATCTGAAGTACGGGATGTATTATCAGATGCGGCTAACGATGAAATTCTCGCCGCTCTTGAGCGTCGTGAGCTTCTCAAATCCCTCGAAAAACGACTGAAAGGTTAATATGTCTCAAGTGATCCTAGAAAAATTGGACGCAATTGAAGCCAAGCAGGCTGAAGCTGTGTCGGCTGTTGAAGCCAAAATCCCCGCTGCCGTGGAGTCCGTCAAGGCCGAAATGGCTGTCATGGTTGCCGCTCTGGAAGCCAAAGTAGCCTCCCTGAACGCTGCCCCCGTCATCAAGATTGCCAAGACCGTTCGCGGCGATGTCAACCGTGCTGTGCGTGAGCAACTGTCCACGTACTACAAAGGTCGTCAGGGCGAAAAAGAACTGAAGATGTTTGAAAGCACCGATCAGTACGATGCCTACTTGAAAGAAGCTGCTGGCCTGACCGCTGGTGGTGACGGTCAAGGTGGTCGCACTGGCTATGACCCCGTGTTCGTCGCTCTGCGTTTGGCTAACCAAATGCGTGGTCTGTCTCGCACCGTGGCTACCGATGGCTCCAGCTATCAGTTCCGCGTGAAGACCGGCAATGCTGGTGCTCAATGGGGCTACGCCATTCAAAACAACGGCACGCCTACCACTGAAAACACCAGCATCTGGCAATTGGTTCTCAAGGACATCAATGTTCAGTTCCCGATCCGTACTGCGGCTTTGGACGACATCGACGGTTTGGAAGCCAACATTGTTGACGATATGCTGGCTGAATTTGCCCAGTCTGAAGCTCAATCCATGATTTCCAACAACGACCAAAGCGGCACCGGTTCTTCCGTGGCTACTGGTGGCGCTGATGGTCTGCGTGGCTTGAATCAGTATCCTGGCGCGAACAGCACCTACGCTGGCGGCACGACTTCGGCTCCAGCATTCGGTACTTCCGGCACTGGTTCCACGACTGGCTTGCACAGCCTGGCAACCTACGACCAGTTGACCACCAATGCGAACACCGTTGGCGCGAACAACATCCAGTACAAAGACGTGATCAATACGATCTACGCTCTGCCTCAACAGTACTGGACGGAATCTGCCCGCTTCATGGTCAGCCCGATCCTGTTGCAAGCCATCCGTGGTCTGCAAGACACCAATGGCCGTCCAATTTTCAACTCTGTTGAATCTCTGTCGGTTAACGGTATCGTCGGTCAACTGTTGGGCTTTGATGTGGTTGTTAATAAGTATCTGGACGCACCAAGCCAACTGGCTACCGGCGCTGCTGGTACTGTGAGCAAGTACCCAATGTTTTTCGGTGACTGGGCGCGCGGCCATACAATCATTGACCGCCTGAACATGGTTATGCGCCGCTATGACCAAACCCTGCCTGGCTTCATCACCTTCTACGGTGAAAAGCGTCTGGCAACCTCGGTGCGCGATCCTAACGCCCTGGTGCGTTACCGCTCGACC